AGGTCAGGATCTTTGCCTATATTGCCATCTTTTGCAGACTCATACAAAAAGACTCCTTTGTACCGCTGATCACCAATCGCATATGTCTCTGTACTCGACCAGATCGTTTCAGTTATCGGAATATTCGTTGAAACGATATCTTCCGATGTTATCGCAACAGGCTTCATCGCTCTCATGATGATCTCGTGATCACGCCATTTTTTTGAAAGTCACGGATCGCAAATTTAATGTCACTTACGGTCTTATTACCATCTTCAGCAACGACCTTGCTCTCCTGTATCATCTGCTTGAGATCAATAATCGCCTTTTCAACATCTCTTAACGTCGCGTCTTTACTCGCCAGTGATTGTATTAATCCCGCATTCCTTGCAACAATTCTTGCGTACTCAAGGGGATCAGTAGACAACGATCGAGCCGTTGCAAGTACGTTGCCTACCGCTCCACTTATACTATTTAATGCTGTAATCCGTGTATCACTGTTGCTTGAGAGTGCGTCTTGTACAAGCTGATTAACTACTGCTTGTTGAGATAACTCTAACCCTCGGCCACGACTTAACGCAGTGGTCTCTGAGTTTGTCCACAAACTCCTGCTATACGCAAGAAGAGAGTCCGCAGCTTTCTGAAGATCCGTTGCCGCTGTAGTGGTTGTCTCTGCTGCAGTTGTCTGTGCATCTGCAAGTTGCTGCTGTAAAGTCGCGATCTGATCTGTCAAGCGTGATGTCGCCTGAGCAACCATATCATTAAGTTGTTGCTGGCTTTGCTGCGTTATGTCTGCAGCAGTTTGAGCTGCCTCAGATGTTGTTGTTGATGCTGCTGTTGATGGTGCCGATCCAAGCAATCCCGCTCCGGCCAATATGTCGCTGAAGGTTTGTATTTGAGGCGCAAGACTATCCACAATAGCTCTGCCGGAGTCGGAAAAAGACTGCAACGCAGAGGAAGAGACAGGCCCTGCTGCGTATGCTGCCGTGACACTATTCATCCAAGGCTGCAATGCCGGCGTAATCACCGAGGACGAAAATTCAGTTATCGCAGCTTGAGATAAGGTGTTATTTATTGTTGTCGTGAAATCCGTCTGAAATTGAGCTGCCGCGCTCATCGAATTTTTGAAAGCGTTACTCAATGAACTTGTTAATGTTCCGGCAAAGTTATTCGTCTGATCAATAGCCGTTGTGGTGGCACTTGTAGCTGTTGTTGTCGCCGCAGTTGTTGCCGCAGTTGTCGAGGCAACACGCAGGCCCATAGCATCCAAACCGGAAACGAACTGAGTGACCGCAGGTATCAAACTCTCAGTTACTGATTTTACCCTGTCGAAAGCCGAAGCGATATCCTGATCAGATCCACCATTAGCCATCAAGTTCGCCACATCAGCCATAACCGGCTGGAGTGCAGGCATAATAACGGAACTTGCAAACATCTGGATATCGATACTCCGTATAGCTTGAGCAATACTATCCTCAAGCTTTCCAGCGAATGTTGCCCCTGCAGTACCATCAGTTCCAGCAGCATTTATAGCATCATTCAGGAATCCTGTAACACTGGTCTGCGATATCCCGGTTAAAGCAACAATTAGCTCGTTTTGCTTTGCTAACTGTAAATCAGCCGTGTTCCCAACCGTTTTTTGAAGAGCTTCGTACTTGTAATTGATATTTGCAACCGCCGTTGCAACAGAATCATTGGAAAAACTCTTTATTGCCGTATCAATGGCCTGAAGGCTATTAAGATAATTAACCAGGTTAACACCGGCTTGACCTGTCCAGGCTGTAGACGTTCCAGCCGCATCGAATAACGATTGAGTGCCTCCGCCGGTTAAGGAATCCGGAAGTATTCCTTGAACATTATTTGCCCGCAACTCCTTGAGATTGGCGTCTGAATATCCGGCAGCTGCCATTATTTTCTGTGCAACAACACTACCAGCTGCTGCAAGCTGCTCGATAGATTGACGGGACGATGCATTAGTGTTATCAAGATTGGTTGTATCACGGCCAACGAACAACGATGAGATGAGAGAGGTCGCCGTTGTTGCCGCGGCTATATAAGGATTCCCCGTCGAAGCAAAGCTTGAAGCACCTGCTGCAAGAGAGTTCAGAACAGGGCTTTGCGTACCTGTTGCTTTTATCAGACCAGCGCCAAGTTGCGCCACCCCCTCAGTGGTCTTTGTAGAGTCAGTCAGGACAGTCGCCAGCCCTTTCGAAATATCCGACAATCCCTTGATAGCCTTCCCACCCATTGCAACATAAGCCTCACCAACCGCATCAACCGATGAGACGATATCAGCATACAATTCCTTCTGCTTTGCAAGGGTTTTCTGCATGTTCTCATGCGCATACCTTTCTATGTTTACAGCTTCGGCAAGTTCATTGCTCCCTTCCTTGCCAAGTCTTTTCGCTGCAGCAACACGCTCCTCTGCGGATTTAACACCAAGCAGAGCATCGGATACCGAGAGCGTATCATCCTTGTATGTTCCTAAGTATTTCTCAGCCTGAATGTGTAATGTTTCCGACTCTTTTAACGACTGGTTATATGCCGTAGTCTTAGTCTTAAGCAGTTCATCAGCCGCGGATACATCTTTCTTCGCATTAACCAAATGCTCCGCAACCTTCGCCCAACCGGCATCAGTGGTCGCACTCTCTTTCGATGCCGCGGTATATGCTTCTCTGGCTTTCATTGCAGATTCTTCAGCCTCAGCGACAGTATCGGTCGCTTCTTCCCGCTTTTTCATCGAAGCATTATACTCGTTGATGGCACCAGCATAAGCATTCCACCCAGCAACACTCTCAGCCGGAGAGGCTTTGTTTGCTTTGGCTGCATCCTTTTCGATCCGCAATTTTATCGCACTTTGTTTGTCCTCTATATTTAAGTTTTGCTGGTTGATGGCGTACTGCTTTTTCGCCTCATCCGTTGTCATTTTATAATACGTAGTCATCAATCGAACATCCTCTGTCTCGCCAAGGGTTATTTTTGCTCCCTTGATTTTCTCGGCGGCTATTGACTCGTATGTAGAGAGTTCAAGTTTTGCGTTGGTATATGCGGTAGGGTCAGCAGCGTAATACCCAGACAAAGAACTGATAACTGTAGAGACTAGTGACGGCTTCGCTTCCTTGATGGCCGCCTGCCTTGATAACGTGCCTTCGAGATAAGCCTTTTGATCTATAAGCTGCTGTAATTCAAGTTTAAGCTTAGCGAGCCCTTCAGCTCCATGTATTTGGACGGTCAACCCGAAATCTTTGTACTTCTGAATACCTTCCAGCTGTTGGTCAAGATCCGCAACCTTAGTTCCTGCAAGGCCAAGCGCATTGGCAACCTTTGCCCCATACATATCCCATGCAACCCATAAAGCAGTAATCGCAGAAACAGCAATCCCAACACCTGCAGGACTCATTAACCCCTGCAAGAGGAGCTTAGACATTGATGTACCGGTGGCATCTGCTTCTTCCCTCAACCGTCCCATTGAACCAGGTAGCTGCTGCAGGTTATTAGCTATACCCTGCATACCATACGGCATATCCTGTATGACTCGACCTAAGTCAATCATCGCGCCATTAAGTGCCCGACTATTCGTTATAGCAGCGGGGGCAATCATTTTTTCCGAAGCGCCACTGAGCTGGTGAATCTGCGCCTGGAGATCCTGCGATTTCGCCTTCAAGGCATCGAAAGCCTCTGTCCCTACATGTAAGTCGGCAAACTTGGAGTGTACCTGAGCGAGTTCTTTTCCAAGAGAGTTTAAGGAACTTTCCGTAGCCGCAACCGTTTGACCGGCACGCCCGAGGCTCTCATCAAGCTGCTGCACCCCGGAGAGGTCAGACTCTCCGGTTTGAATAGCAACTCTAAGTTTGATCTCCTCTATTGTCAAAGCCATTACTCTTCCTCTTTCTCGTTTTTAATTATCGCCCGAGCCCTCCAGTAATTCATCTCTTCATAGCTGACCTCGACCTCCGTTCGGGCTTTCGACATCCCGAGCATCTCGGCAAGGTCAAACCAGCTCATCAGCTCGGGATCGTCGTAAAATCCTGCTTAGCCTCATCAACCGTTTTAATCGCCTTCATCTTATTGTAGAGCTCCTCTACCTCATTCTGGAAATGGAACTCCAGCAACGCCTGGAAATCATCATTTGAGAACAGCCTTGCTCCATCACTGTCAAGAGCCTTCATAATGACATACCGGGTCCACATCGCAGCATTGGACTCTCCTGAACTCCCCTGTGTAACCACCTTATTCGTTTCATTCGGTGACAATGGCACAAAGTAAATTGTCTTATCCCATGCCTGGACATAATGTGACTGCTTGTTCTTGACAAGAGCTGTGTCAATCACCCTGAGTTGGTCAATAAAACCCATAATAAATACTGTTAAACGGTTGTTAAATGATGAAAAAATACCCTATGTATTACGCTCTTATGTTGCCGTCCCCTTTGTCGGAGTCGAAGCATAAACCAGTTTATAAGTACCTGTCTGTGTCTTGTTTTTAGCTGGTGCACCCTGATTCGGAACATCGGTAACATAAGCCGAGCCCGTCCATTCAATTGCACCAGTGGTCTTGCCGTCCGGATAAAATTTAACGGCAGAAATGAGTGTTCCTGCAGCAAAAGCGGTATCCATAGCGACTTGGCCATTGGTGTCTGTCGAATCTATGGCAACATCAATGGCAAGATCCCGCGGAGCTGAGGCACCTCCCGTAGCAATCACATCAGGCTCTAACAAATGCAACTCATCTGATAGCACCGGAGGCCGTGGCGGAATGGTAAAGGTTACTGTATTGATATGCAAAACTGGACTGGTACCGATATAGACATCAGCCTGATTAACTGTTTTCCTTGCCATCCTGTGTCTCCTGTTTGATTATTGGTTTTTCGATGTTTTTATTTTCCTTCAGAACCCAGCCCTGTTTAAGCAGCTCTTTAGCCACCCAGTCAACAGTAGCCCTTTCGTCACCTTGAGGGCTCACAATATCAATGAACACCTCTCCATTTTCAGACTGATTCATCCGCATTACCATCCTCCGTTTGATATTCTACTTTATATTCTACGTCAAGCACTGTATGTTTTAATGCTGCTTTTTCATTGTGCGTCCGCCTTGATACACTGTAGATGAGGTTTGTCGCCAGACCGTTCAAATAACCTCCGTTTACAAAATCACCATATAAAGCAGACTCAACTTCAGAGTGTACCTGGTTAATAACAACATGATCATCACCCTTAACAGTGATTCCTATTTTCAACGCTAGCGATTTTTCTGTTGCCCGTAAACTGCCTCCAATATTACCTTCAGCACCAAAAGAGATCGTTATACCTGGCATTGTATCCGGAGTTTCAGGATGCTCAGTTGCCTGGAAAACATTATTTCCCGTTGTATCCAACCCAGTCAAGAGTGTCACAACCCGATTGAGTATTTGTGTTTTCACATGCATCAGGCAACTCTCCTTGTTTGCGTTTTCACGCTAAGCAAGATCCCATATGTCCATGCTCCTTTACGCTCTTCGACATAATCATCACGTTCAAGCTCAACGCCATCAACACAACCGTCCGGAAGAAATCCAATGAGTCGTAATGCAGCAAGATCCAGCAACTCATAAATTCCTGCGCCCGTATCTCTTGCAAGAAGTGAATCAGAGAATACAAGTACTTCATACCCCATAGTCCGATCCTGCACCGTAATTCCACAAACCTCTCGCTTTCTTGAATATTTTGATCCAGTGTACCGTACAACAAGAGCACCACTCGTCGCAAGCGTAACAAGAAGCTGTTCAGATGGCTGCCGTGGATAAGACTCAACCTTTACAGGCACATCAACAGTAGTGCCATCAGGCTTCTGAAGGGTCTTAACCAGTGCCGGTAAACCAGTTATTTCCTCCTGAAGACGCGACTTAAGTGCACCTTCGATATCATCTATTACACTTTGCATAACGCTGTTTTATGTTCCTTGAGCCGGTCCACACAGTTCAAATAATTCATCATATCCTTCTCGATACAGATATATCTCCGATCAGTGTTTATTGCCGCAATGGCTGAAGTTCCACTTCCTGCCGTATTGTCCAGGACAACATCACCGATATCAGTATAGGTCTTGATCAGGTATTCAAATAACGCTAAAGGCTTTTGCGTGCTATGAATCACTTTCTCACAGGTGTTCGAAAACTCAACCAGGTCTTTTGGAAACCTTCTCCCTGGGTTCACCGTCTCACACCGTTTCACTTCCCGATATATTCCAGGCTTCCCCGTATTCCGTCGTTTCGTGATGTATGGTGATCCTGGCTCAAACTGAGGGTTATACTTTGTCCTTCCTTTTGCAAATACCAGTATATCCTCATGGATCCTGAGCGGCATCTTGTTAGCATTCAAAAATCCCACTGCTCTCGACTTCTTCCAAACCCACTTATACCTGAACCACTTCCGGTTACTGTTGATCAGTTTTGTTTCGAAGGGTTGAGTTGCAGTCAGTACAACAACGCCACCCGTCTTTAGCATTCTTTGATACTCTTTCCACAACTTTTCGAGATCAAGCTCAACATCCCAATTACAAGCGGTTATTCCATAAGGGAGATCACACAACACCATATCAATACTTCGATCCTCGATAAACTCAAACACATCAAAACAATCCCCGAAATGCAACGAATCCAACTCCATTAAAGCACTACTTTTACTTCTATTAACTCAACGTGTAAAACCTTTCAACCTTTTTTATCACTGCTATAAACGGGATCTCGTCGCCATACTTTTCCATCTGGCCAATCAATACATCGCTTCCCGTAAACACTACCTTATGAACACCATCAATTTCTATCTGCAGGGTCAGACATTTTCCGCTTTTGTTCTTCCCAAACTTGCTCTCGGTAATTCGAGAGCCTATTACGGTCACTTCACGATTGATCAGGTCATCCAGTTTTATCTTATCGCCATCAAGCACCGATGGGGCATCCGCAAAATCAGCAAATCGTTTCACCTCTCTGCAAGGGCTCCATCTACAGATGCATAGCATCCCAGGCGAAACGTGTTATACTCAGTCCATTCAGCTGATGTCCTGGATAAAGCCAATTTCCCAAGTTGCGATGCATAACTGTATCGAGCAGTGATCAACGCATCAATCAACCTTGATCGATCGAGATCCGGAACCTCAACAAAATCGTACTGCCAGATTTCAGGCGTGTCTTTTGTAGCCGCAATTTCCGTGATATTGTAACGGAACTGCCATTTCCCATTACACTCCACAAACGCATCAGGAGCTACTGCACTATACCCAACCATACTGTTTCCTTAAATTGTAGGTATCCGCCCAAACGAACCACCCGTTATATGCCGCCAAACTTCTCTCTTCAGATTTCTTAACCTGCTCTTTAAATCTCTGCACAATAGATTTCCGTACCAGTGTGAACCTATGGAAAAACCGGTATCCGAGAAAATCAATCCCTCTTGCATCCACAGGGAATACCTGCCAGTTTTTCTTTACATCAAGCTTCAATTGCTCGGAAAGATACCTGTTGATATCAACCC